ATTTATGATACTGAACCAAGGCAAAGTTAATCTTAAAATAGTTCTCAAGGTCCATATGGGACATCGCTACGCGAAAAAACTTGATAACCCTTCTAATACTACGGTGCTTTCTACTTTTGTTTTTGGATTCTTAACTTTCAGTTCGTGAGTCAACTTAGGCATTGTTGAGAAAAATCGTTCAACATCCTTAAACTGAGAACTATTCATCTGACCTAAGAAGTCAATCAACTCTTTCTTGGTAACATCAGAGGAAGACCAAACTTCTTCTGCGTTATAAATCTTATCAATACAAGAAGCAATCAATTCAAAAGACTTATCAATATCCATATCAGAATTTACATCAAAATTATTTTTGATAAACTCATCCAAAGAAGGATACTTCATTTCCATAATCAAACTATCATCAAGTTTAATCTTATTAGTATGATCTTTATCTTTGGCGACTTTAATATCATCAATTGCAATCTTTACAGGAATACTAGTTTGACCATCATCGGGAGCAATGATACTAACCTCAATTTCCTCTCCAACAGACTTACCACGAATGTTTAAAAACAAATACTCAATGTCAAAAGTTGGAAGAGACTCTACCTTAACACCTCTTGTCTGAATACAGCTTTTTAGAACTGCTTTAATAGCATTAGAGATTTCTTTATTGCTTTCTGATTCTAATGCAAGAACAAGAAGTTTTTCTTCTTTAACTAGAAATGGTCTATACTTAATTGTTTTTCCAGTCGATGGCAACTCAAGTTCATAAGTTGGAGTCGCTATTGTTGGTAAAGGCATAATGTCCTATAAGTGGTTCAGTAATGATATTTATTATGCTACTACAGTAGGTCCAGGTGCTCCAGATGGTGGTCGTCCTAATTGATCTCTGATTCCAAATTGATCTAGTGCAGGATTTCCAAGATTTAAGAAATCATTAGGACCTCTAAATCTCTGATCTCTATTTACAGAGAACTGTGCATCAAAAAATTCTGGACTGTAATCAAAGTTAAATTTATTAAACTCAACAACTCCAGGTGCTCTTGGATTTTCTAATGTAGATGGTGGTATTATTTTGTTTCTTTCTCTTACATATCTAATATAAGAAAACGAAACGTTGTATTGCAGCAATTCACTTGCCTGGTAAGTGACTGGAGTAGAAGTTACAGAAACTGGAAATGCCTTTACAAAGGTATAGTTTAAGGCATTGCCAATATCTTTTTCATACTTTACAACATACATATCACTCTTATATTTTTCAGGGTAGTTCATTCTATAATGAACATAAGGACTCTTGTAGTCATTTCTAGAAAATGTTTCTCCAAGACCAGTGATATAATCTATCCATCCATCAAAAAATTCTATAACATTATAATTCCTATCAACATAAAAAGTTAAATCAATAGTCTCATCATAGATTCTACGATAAGCCATCTTCTCTGTTACACCATGATAATCAGATGTAACATCATGAGTTGCTAAAGTTGTTCCTGGTAAAGATGCTTCAGAACAAAGTAATTCAATGTTAGAAATATTTTCTGGTGTGACTCCTCTTCCATTTGATGCAATAAAAGAAGACACAGCAGGAGGAACTGCAAACTTCACATGATATATTGAAGTTTGTGCTATGTTAAGTATTCTTGTTTTGAGATCACTTACAGAATAATATGTAGGGTTTCCTGGTGCTCCCATTTATAAATAATTTGACCTTATATATTATGTAGCCCAGATATGGCAGAAAGTTTAAAGTCAAAGTATAAACCATCAAATCCCCAAAAATATAAAGGCGACTACAACAATATAATTTGTAGAAGCACTTGGGAAAGAAAATTTTGCAGGTGGTGCGATTTAAATGAAAGTATAATATCTTGGGGATCAGAAGAATTTTTTATTCCTTACGTATCTCCTGTTGACAATAGAGTTCATAGATACTTTCCAGACTTTATAATTAAACTTAAAGAACAATCTGGAAAAGTTAAGACTTATGTGATAGAAGTCAAACCAAAAAAACAAACTGTTCCTCCAATAAAAAAATCCAGAGTAACAAAATCTTTTATTCATGAAACCAAAACTTATGCTGTAAATCAAGCGAAGTGGAAAGCAGCAAAGGAATGGTGTGACGATAGACTTCTTGAATTTAAAATTATTACAGAAGATGAATTAGGAATTCGCTAATAAATAATTAGAAAATGTCTAATGGCAATAATAAGGCGCCCACTATTAACTGACTCTTATACATTTGATTCAATAACAAATAATAAAAGGAACGTAAAAGTTCGTGCCAATGTTGAAGTTGATGATACAAGTCCATCCACTCCACCATCAGTTCTTGATGAGTCTGGAGAGAAGGTTGCACAGTGGTTGCCAGAAAATAATGCTTGGGGAGCAAACAGCGAATATTCAAAAAGCAATATTCCTAATGTTGCAACTGGACAACCTGTTGATTCTTACTTATCACAAAACTCCGAAAAATTTAAACTCGCAACTAGCAATATAATAAACTCTCTTCCCCCTCAAACTGCAAGAGATTTTGCCAATTTATCATACTCTTCTGGTATTGTGGCAAGTGATGCCTTTGCCACGGACCCTGCTGCTGGAGGTGGTCCTGGCGATGTAGGAGACTCGCAGAATACTGTTGACACAAATAATACCAGAACACAATTAGCAACAAGTTCTGACCAAAGTCTTAGATATCCTTTGAGTAATACAGGTGAATATGACTTTTTAAAGATCACAGAATTTCAATATGAACCTCCTAGTGTGCAGCAGGTAAGTAGTCTTTTACCAAAAAGCGCCGATAAAAGAATAACCAAGAATGGGGGAACAGTTTCTTTACCAATGTATCCAGGAATAAGTGATTCAAATTCTGTTGGTTGGGGAAACGATAGTCTAAATCCAATTCAAGGTTCTCTTGCTTTAGCTGCTAGAGGTGCTATAACAAATTTAGCAGACTTTAAATTTGGTCAAGCATTTACAGATCTTGTAAAAGACGGTGTTAACATTGCAGAAAATATAGTAAATGATGATGAACTTTCTACTTTTATAAAAAATTATTTTGCAGGACAAGCCGTTGGAGCACAAAACCTTACATCAAGACTTGGTGGTATAGTTATAAATCCAAACCTAGAATTACTTTTCACTGGACCTAACCTAAGAACATTTAGTTATAGTTACCAATTAACTCCAAGAGATTCCAAAGAATCAGAAGTAATCAAAAAGATTATTCTATTCTTTAAGAAAACGATGGCAGTTTCAAAAAGCACTAGTGGTTTGTTTTTAAAAACTCCAAGTGTATTCAAACTGAAATACATTTATGGCAAAACTGGTGGACAACACCCTTTCTTAAATAAAATAAAACCTTGCGCACTGACAAGTTTTAATGTTGACTACACCCCTGATGGGAGTTATATGACATATAATGATGATGGTTCTATGACATCATATAATATCTCTATGAGTTTTAGTGAACTTGAACCAATCTATAGAGAAGATTACGACGACAATCTAGCGGACATGGGATTCTAAAATGGCAACTCCTTACTTCAGACAAGTACCAAACTTTGATTATGTAACTAGAGGAACTGATAATAAAAGAATATCTGAATACACTCAAGTAAAAAATCTTTTTAGAAAAGGTGCATTGAGACCTGATATTGCAGACAATCTTTTATTCTTTACCAAGTATAGCATAATTGGAGATGAAAGACCTGATAATGTTGCCTTTAAATTTTATGAGGATGAAAGTTTAGATTGGGTAGTTTTACTTTCAAATAATATTATAAACATCCAATCAGAATGGCCTCTTCCTCAAAAAATATTTGAAGAAGTTATGTTGGAAAAATATAAAACCTATGATAATTTTTATAATGGAGTTCATCATTATGAAACAAAAGAAATAAGAGACAGTCTTGGAAGAATTATACTTCCATCAGGAATAAGAATATCTAACACCTGGCAAGAAGGTGGTGGGTTTCTTAATCTTTTTGGAGTAATTGATGAGAGTCTTCCTGCAAGTAATTACAAGTATGAGTATTTTGATTCTGGAACTTCTACAATCGAATCAAAAAATAAAACTGAAATACTTACAGAAATAACAAATTACGATTATGAAACTAAACTCGAAGATGAAAAGAGAAATATATTTGTTCTTAAATCTAGATACTTAAATGTAGTGTTTAATGATATAGAAAATATTATGACATACAAAAAAGGTTCGGAACAATTTGTGTCCCGAACCTTAAAGAGAGGCGATAATATTCGCCTTTATCAGTGATCAGTCATCAACAAGTTTCTGGAAATAAGAAATTGCATCATCTTCATCTTCATTAGAACTTGAGGAAAGATTGTTGAGTTGATTGCTGATGTCATCAGGCAGTTCAGTTTCTTGACGACGGGAACTAAAATTTGGAGTATAAGAACCACGATCGCTGTCCTCATCATCAACTTCCTCATCCAGTTGTGGACGGGCAGCAGGTTTTTGACCCAGAACATACTTCAGACGCTTCTCAAGATCTTCATAAGACTTGAACTGGTCTGATGCAGAGATAGCATCTAGAGAATATTGCTTCTTCCAGAGGGCTTCCAGAGCATCGTCATCATCCAGGAGTGGTGCAATTCGGTCGAACTCTGATTTGTCGTAGTTCCAGTAACCATCCTTCTTGACAATTTTGATCTTGAAGTTAGCACCTTGCCAGAAGTCGAAAGGATTGATAGGAGTTTCGTCTTCAAACTCAGGTTGCATTGCCTCCATGATCTTATCAAAGATTTTCTTACCATACTTAAACAGGAATACACGACCTTCGTTTTGAGGATTTGCAGGATCCTTTACGACATAGATGTTAGAATAATATGACAGTTTACGCTTTTGCTTACGGACAGTCTCTTTGTCCTTATCATTACCACTGTTCCAGAGTTCACGGTTGTGCTCAGAAACAGGATCTTTCTGACCAATGGTAGTCAGAGAGTTTTCAATGTACCAACCACCAGGACCTTGGAAAGCATGAGAATACATTTTCGTCCAAGGAAGTTCTTCTCCTTCTACTGCTGGGAGGAAACGAACAATTGCAAACCCATTTCCGGTCTTATCCATCTCCGGTTTCCAGAAACGATCATCAGAACTGCTGTTGGTGTTTGCTTTCTCTACTTCTTTAACCAACTTTGCAGTGAGAGAACCGAGAGAAGATTGCTTTTTAAGATTTGCGAAAGACATTAGATTACCTCTTTTAAATTTGATTTGGCCTTTGGGACTTCTTTATCTTACAGGAAGCAAGAAGGGATGTCAAGCCCGGTCTAGTTCCTTTTTCATTGACTCAACCATGCGAGTCAGGTTGTCAAAAACTACATTCACATTAGACTCATTTGACATACCCATCATTATAACAGATTCTTCAATTCTACTTTTAAGTTCTTTTGCTTCTGGGTCATCAGATAAACTTAATCTGACATAGAGCAACTTTTGTTTTTCCAATAGTTCTTGAAGAACCTCAATATGCTCTAACTTTTTATCCTTAGACATTAAGGGATACTCAAATACATTATCATAAACCCTTTGTTGCAAAGAGTTTATTTCCAACATTTCATTTCTTACAATATCTGAATCAAAAAAACTCATCGATTTACCACTAATAATTTTAACATGTCTCTAAATTTAGACACATCAATATTTAGAAATGGTGAATACTTTTTAATTCTGAAAGAAGTTAATTCCCAAACAGGATCTATTAACTTCTTATCAAAAGTTTTTTTAAAGTTTAAAATATGATCCAGTATAATCAAAGTTTCGATTGATACTTTTCCAGAAAGAAATAACTTTAAAATTTTTGGATGCTTGCTTCCCTTGATAGAAAACATTTCATCAAAATTCTCATCCAAAAAAGAATTCTCAATCTCTGTCTTAAAAAAATAAGAAAGAGATTGCATTCTCTTATTCCAATCAACATATCTTTCATTGCCAGATTTAATTATTTCTCCAATCCACAGTCTTTGTGGATCATCAGATAATGCAAAGTTGGCAACAAAGAAGTTTACAATCTCATCGTCCTTTTTCTGCCTTGAAATTTTCTCAAACCAAAATCTATCTTTCCTACCATAAAAAGTTTT